AAAACTAAAATTACTTTCTTATCGTGGCAGCCACTATAAATGCAACTATAAAAGATGCTAACGCTAATAGCTATGTCACTTTGACAGAAGCTAATACTTATTTTGAAACCGTACCAGATTCGAGTACTTGGACTAATAAAACAGATGATCAGAAGAATCGAGCATTAATATCAGCAACTAGATGGATTGATAGTTTTGTATTTTATGGAGACAGATGTGATGATGGTCAGGCACTAAAGTTTCCAAGAAATAATTATCAGGTAGATGGTGTTGAGTTAGCGTGTTCTTCAATTCCATTGAATATTAAATATGCACAGTATGAATTAGCTAGAGCTTTGGCAAATGATACTGATGCTATGACAGGAAATACGGGAACAGCAGGTAATTTTGAAGAAGTGAAGCTGGGAGATATACAGGTTAAATATAATACTGATAGTCAGGGTACTGGTTCTGTTAATAATATTCTTGATGTCTACCCTTGGTTACAAAGTTATTTAGGTGCATATATACTTGGGGGAGCAGGTACGTTTCAGATGAGGGTGGTTAGAGGATAATGGCAGGGCAATTAGATTCATTACTAAAAAGTGTAGCTAAACAGTTAGTAACTGATTTAGGTAAATCTTTAGATGCAACGATTAACTATGTAAAAAAAGGTAGATCAAGTTATAACATTGATACTTCTGAGCAAATTACTATTGATACTACTTATTTAAATTTAAAAGTACCGATTGAGTTTATTAAGTCTGAAGATGACGAAGGTAAAGAGATTAGACAGGCAAAATTGTATATCACTCCCGATTTAATTGGTGATAATCAAGTTGATTTTGATGATGAAATACAGCTTACATATGCGGGAGAAACAAGAACAGCACAGATTTATGATATAGATACTAGAAAAGGTGGACAGGTTTATTTATTTACAGTATTGGTGCGATTTTAATGGCTAAAGATCTTTTAAAAAGTAATCCAAATAAAGATTTAGATGCTCAACTAAATGCTGATTTTAATAAACTTATAAGAAAAATACATAGAAGTTTATCTACAAAGAAAAGAAGTCCTGTTTATACTGGATTTTTTGCATCGAGTTGGAAGGCTCAGACTATGGGTGTAAGAGCGAAAGATGATGTATATAAATTTCAACCTTGGGCTAAATTAGCAAAAGAGGGCAAAAAAAGACCTCCCGTTGCACCTAAAGTTCAACCAAGATTTAAAGTTGAGAAAACATTTAATTACAAGCGACCAGTGTTTATTGGTAATAGAGCTAAATATGCAGCCTACGCTTTAGAGAGAGGTAAAGTTCAATATTTTATACAGGGAGAACTTGGGAAACTTATAAAAGAAACAATGAAAGAAGGTAAACTATTTATAGCATCAAGACAAACAAGAGGTTTATCTGACGAAGGTACAGGTGGACAGGCTTACACTGAGTTTTAAATTATGACTTTAGTAAAAACAAGAGCAGCATTTGAAAAGGCAGTTACAGATGCAGTAACAGACGTAGACCCAACTGTTTCTATGGTTTATGACAATGTTACTTTTACAACTTCGGGTAAAACTAAAAAATATGTGATGATGATGGTGAATTACACTCAATCAACATTACAAAATCAAGGAGCTAGTTCAGATTATTATTCTGGTGTTATTCAATGTAATATTTACGTTCCAAAAAGTAAAGGAACAAAAGATTTATCCGCTATAGCTGAAAGCGTAATTAATGGACTAACTTCTGTAAATGCTTCTACTTATGTAGATACTTTTAGTGTAAAGCCAAGAGTACAGGATATAAATGGGCCTACAATGCTTGAAATTGAAGATAGAAGTCATTTCGTGGGTGTAATATCTTGCCAATTCTCTACTAATGCCTAGTATAATAAAGTAGCAATACTTATTTTATGACTAGAGCGATTGAACTTTTAAAAACCAATTTTGGTGTTTCACAGTTATATACACATGATGTTGTTAAAAATGGTGCAGTTATTTTTACTGTTTATTGGCATCCACTTACACTTGCTGAAAGAGAAATAATTATAAAACAGGCAGGTGGCAATTTAATTGATAATTTTAATGATTATTCATTACAGTTAATGATTACAAAATCTCTTGATAAGGAAGGTAATAGAATTTTTCAAGATGGAGATAAAGCAAGTCTTAGAAGAGAAGTAGAGGCATCAATATTGGAGCAAATTCAAGTAGCAATGATAAATGCAGGAGAGAAGGGGGTGGACGAGGCTAAAGCCGATTTAAAAAGCGAGTAATGATTGGAGATTTATTTTTACATTAGCTAAAGCATTACATAAAACAGTTTCAGAAATTTGTCGAGAAATGACAAAAGAGGAAATGATTGGTTGGGCTGCTTTTTTTGAGTTAGAACATGAAGAACATGACAAAGAACAGAAGAGGGCACAGACAAAAAATGCTTTGAGAGGAAAAAGAGGTACAATAAAATAAATGTTTCTGTTTTTATAAAAAGTGGCTAATTATGATGTCAATTTAGATGTAAAAGTAAGAGCACAGCAGCTTAAAGCATTTAATAAAAGCATCAATCAAACAGTTAAAGACGTAAAGTTATCTAATAAAGAGTTAAAAAAGTTTGAAGATGGTACAAAAGGGATCGCTCCAAGTTTAAGTAAATTAAATCAAATATTAAATAAAGCAAAAGCAAATTTTTTAACGGCAGCAAGAGGTACTGATGCTTATAAAACCTCATTAATTCAATTAGCAGATGCAGAACGCATGGTGCGTCAAGAACAATCTAAATCAACATTTGATCTTAACCAAGCTAGAAAACAGGCTAATAAAACAGAAAGAGATGCCGAAGCTGCAAGATTAAGACGATTAAGAGAAGAAAGAAGATTGAGAAAACAAATAAATCAAGAACGAGCAATAGCAGCTTCAAGTGCTCAAGTAGAAATAGCAGTTCGTAATAATGCAAGATTTGGTGTTTCTGGAGGTCAGATAGGCCCAGCACTTGCTCCTAATATTTTTAATCAAGCAGGTCTTGGTGTAAATGCTGTAGCTAATAGACCTTTTTCTATGCCAGGTGGTGCGATGGGTAGATTAAAAGGTGGTGCTGGTAGTGCACTAATTGGTGGAGGCTTTCCTCTATTGTTTGGAGCAGGAGGATTAAGTGCTGCTATGGGTGGTATTGCAGGTGGTATTGGAGGAGCACTCGCACCAGGTGGTGGTTTTGCTGCTTCTATTGCTGCCACTGCTGTTGCTGCACAGATAGATAAAGCTAGGGAGTTTAATAAGGCAATAAAAGAACTAAACAGATCAATAGCAGCAACAGGAGGTCAGTCTCAATTTACAGCAGGACAGATAAAAGAATTTGCTAAATCTATGCGTATGACTAAAGAAGAAGCATTAGAAGCACTCAAAGCCTTTGAACAATTTGGTGCTGCTGCTCGTATTTCGTTATTAAAAATATTTGGTGATGAAGCTACTTTTAATATGCTTGCTGGTTTAAAAGATAATGCTGCAATTTTAAATCAGATGGATCAAATTACGAAAGATTTAGGATTTGAACAAGCAGGACTTGTATTACAAATTTTAGATGCACAAGGAGCGAGAGCAGCAGAAAATAAAATATTAGAATTGACTATTGAAAAAAACAAAGAATTAAATTTTATAACCAAAGAACGAGTAGGAGCCGAAGGTCGTTTAAGAAAGATAAGAAAAGAACAGAGAGCAGAAGAGGAGTTACGAGTTCAACAAGATATTAACAATGCAAAAACTATTTTAGAATTACAAATAAGAAGAACGGAAGAACTTAGAAAACAAGCAATACTTAAAGCACCGATTGATGAAATGAAAAAGTTATCTGATGTTCTATTCCAAGTTGATGCTCTTGGTAAAAGTATTGGAGCAAGTTTTTCTGAATCATTCAAAGGAATCGTTCGTGGTTCTATGACGGCTCAAGATGCACTTAGAAATCTATTTAACAGAACAGCAGATCATTTTCTTGATATGGCAGCACAAATGTTAGCTGCACAAATAAGAAGTGGTATTTTTGGTATTTTTCAAAGCATGATGGGTTTAGGGCCTTTAGGAAATCCTTTGTCAAGAGCTACCAATACGAGTGTTGCTGCCACAGGTATTCCTAGTAATCCTGTTGGGTTTAGTGGATATTCAAGACCTTCTTTAAATAGAGTAAGAGGCACTGGTGTTAGGGCAGAAGGCGGTCCAGTTATGAAAGGTGGGAGTTATTTAGTAGGAGAACGTGGTCCTGAAATGTTTAGCCCAGGTGTATCGGGAATGATCACACCAAATCATGCCCTTGGTGGAGGTACTACTGTGATAGTTAATGTAGATGCTAGTGGTTCTTCTGTTGAGGGTGATGAACAACAGGGTAGAGAACTTGGTCGTCTTATATCTGTAGCGGTACAATCTGAATTAGTACAACAGAAAAGACCTGGAGGTTTACTTGCATAATGGCTACTTTTCCTTCAATTACTCCAACATACGGACAACAAAAAAGATCCGCACCCAATACTAGAACAGTACGTTTTGCTGATGGCTATGAACATAGAATATTATTTGGTTTAGCTCAACATCAAAATCCAAAGATATTCACATTTACTTTTAATGTGTCAGAAACAGATGCAGACACTATAGAAACATTTTTAGATGCAAGAGCAAATGATAGTGCCAGCTTTGATTTTACTCCACCAGGAGAAGCCAGTTCTTCTAAATTTGTATGCGAAACATGGAGTAAATCAATACCTTATCTAAACAGAGCAACAATACAGGCAACATTTAGGGAGGTGTTTGAACCATGAGTACTGATCCTGTATTTAGTGAGGTTCAAAAGATAAATCCCTCTGCAATCATTGAACTTTTTACATTACAGCTAGACAACTCTTTACATGGTGCGACAACTGTTTATAGGTTTCATTCTGGTAGTAATTTAAATGCTAATGGAGAAATAGTTTGGGCTGGTAATTCTTATCAAAGATTTCCTATAGAAGCTACAGGTTTTGCATATCAACGTGGTCAGATTCCAAGACCAAAACTTGTAGTAAGTAATGCGTTAGGGACTATATCAGCTATTTTACTGCTTGTTAATCAGACAACAGCTGGTAATGATTTAACAGGTGCTACGTTTACAAGGATTAGAACAATGGCAAGATTTCTTGATGCTGCAAATTTTAGTGGAGGCACTAATCCACTAGGTACACCAGATCCTACAGCAGAATTTAAACGTCAAGTTTATACAGTAGATAGAAAAGCAGCAGAAAATAGAGATGTAGTTGAATTTGAATTAGCAGGAGCTATTGACATGGCTGGAGTTCGAGCACCTAAACGTCAATGTACCCGTGCCTTATTTCCTAGCATTGGTACGTTTACGCAATGAGCTGGAGAGATGACGCATTGGTTCATGCGAAAGACCAAGATCCTAAAGAAGCTGTAGGACTTTTATTAAATATCAGAGGCAAACAAAAATACTACCCTTGTCAAAATTTAGCTATAACAAATCATCAGGAGTTTATTTTAAATCCAGAAGATTATGT